ATGTCACAGAACATTCAAATCAGAAGAGGTACAAAAGAACAGTTAATCAATTATGGTTCCATGGAGTTAGCGGAACTGGGGTTCTGCACCGATACAGGAGAAGTTTATGTGGGCACAGGCAGCGATAATGTTCTGGTTGGAAACACCCTGAAGGGAACGCTGGATAGCCGTCCGGGCGCTTCTACCAACGGAAGGTTTTATTATGTTACCACAGGGCAAAACGCAGGTTACTTGTATTTTGATGACGGTACGACATGGCACCGCATCAATGCCCAGTCTCTTTCAGACCTTTCAGGCAATCTTGATAATGTTGCCGATGGTACCGCATACAAAAGGGTTGCAGCGGAAGATGTTACTGACGGCCATGTGAACAAGCTGTCTGATGGTGCGAGTACCGTAACGGCTGCCGGAATCAAGGGGCATATGGATGATGTCGCAATACACCGCCAGATTAACGATATTGGTTCAAGTACTATAGATTTATGGTCGGCTCAGAAGATTAAATCAGAGATTTTTAATGCTATCCGGGGAATGGATTGGCAGGACAGCGTAAAATCAAAGGAAATGTCTTCTCCACCGGAATCCCCTGCACTACATGACAGGTATCTGGTTCCTTCCGGCGCTACCGGAGCTTGGGCTGATAAGGCAGGACAAATCGCAGACTGGAACGGTTCCGGCTGGGACTTCTATACTCCGGCGACAGGCTGGTCTGTTTATGTTGAGGATGTGAACAAGAACTTCACATATAACATTTCAGGAGTCTGGGTTCCCACCGGCGGCGCAAATCAGACTATTGAGGCGGGCAGCGGTTTAATCGGCGGCGGTTCTTATGACAACGTTATATTAGATGTAGGTGCAGGTAACGGTATAGAGGTAACCGCCGATGCAGTGGCAGTCAAAGCTTATAAGGGTATTATTGCAGACGCTGACGGTGTATCTGCCAACATCGACAATTTCTCCATCAAGTTCGACAGTGCAAATGGCAACAGATTGGCAGTAGCCAACATCGATGGCGGGACATTTGTCCGATAAGCGGGATGGTGGCAAAAATGCCGGAAAAAACCTTGATATGCATCCGGAGGGGTACCGAAGCCGAATTGGTGAATGTAACCCTGGAGGTTGGGGAATTGGGCTTCACCACTGATACCCATAAACTGTTTATTGGCTCGGATATGGGAAATTTGTTTCTTGCCGGAGGTATGATGATGAAGCAGATGAGTGCTGTCGGCAGAGGAAGTCATACCATTGAAGCCGGTAATACTACTTAAAGTTTTTTACAAACTCATCTTCAATTTAGTCAGGCAGCGTCGGTTCTTCCATTCCACTGTCTGGCTGTATTAAAATAAGGATTGCCTGTTTCAGGCGGAAAAGAGGAGGTTTTTCTATGCTGCAAGCACTTAGGATCAGAAGAGGGACAAGGGATGAATTTAATGCATATGGCTTGCTGCAGCCGGGGGAATTAGGATTTTGCACCGATACAGGTGAGGTTTTCATCGGAAATGGCGTTGAAAATTATCTGGTAGGACGTGCTATGTCGGGGGCTCTTTGTCTCTGGGGAGCGGTGGAAAAACGTGACTGGGGTTCTCTGGAGTCCATGACATGGGAGCAGCTTCAAACGTCAATACCTGCATAACAGATTGGAGGAATTCCTTTGAAGTATACAACGAATTATAACTTACGGAAGCCGGAACGTACCGACCCCGTAAATATTAACGATTTTAATATTAATGCTGATATCCTGGACCAGGAGCTTATGCCTGCCGCAGACCCTGCGCAGGTACCTGCATCTAACGGTCCAGGCAAGATTTCCCAGTGGATTTCATGGATTACCAACCGGATAAAGGCAATTACGGGCAAGGCAAACTGGTATGAAAAACCGGATGTTACTCTGATGGACGCTGCAGACCACATTAATGCGGCAGCTCCACACAGCGGACATGTACTCACTGACAACGTGACAACCGAAGCCGTCCCAAATAAGCTTTTGAAGCTGAACGGAGATGCAAAGCTGCCTGCTTCTGTCATCTCAGGGCTGGCAGCAGTGGCTTCAAGCGGCAGCTACAGCGATTTAAACAACGTGCCTGTAAACAATAGGATTGTTATTAGCACTGCTGTGCCGGCCAGTCCGGCAGCCAATGACATCTGGTTTGATATGAATTAGGCAGCTCATGACGGCGGGCCCTTGGCCCGCTATTATTTTTAAGGAAAGGAAGTAGTATTATGGCAAAGATCAAAATCTGGAACGGAACACAATGGGTATCTATAGATGCGGATACTGTAGACGGCAAACATGCCGGCGATATGGTGCTTAACCTTGGATCCATCCCTTCTATCCAGTCCGGACTTGATGCAAGCAAACCGGCGGCAGGTAATGTCGGAAGGGTATACATTGCAACTGATACATGTAAAATTTACCGTGATTCAGGAACTGCATGGGTGATGATAGGCGGTACGGATACTGTAGACTGGAGCAGTATAACCAACAAACCTGCATCGCTTCCCGCAAACGGCGGAAACTCTGATACGGTGGATAACCTCCATGCTGCAAGCTTTCTTCAATATGCGGGCAGCAGCCAAGACGGATACTTCGACCGGACGTCAGCCTCTCCCACCGGTACCGCAAGATTGAACTACAGTGGGTATTTCTATGCCACCAGGACTTATAATGCAGTGTATAACGACTATGCCGAGTATTTTTTGAAGGATGGGGAAATGGAATATGGAGATGTAGTATGCAAAAATCCTGACGGACAAGGATGTATAAAATCCCGGAAAGCATACTCAAGACTGGTAGTAGGGGTAGTTTCCGGTGAATATGCCCAGTGCATCGGGGGAGAAAGCGACCTGACGCTGGAAGAACAGGAGGAAAAGTACGCACCTGTAGGTCTGTGCGGAAGGGTATCCGTGAAGGTTACCGGTAAAGTAAAGGCGGGAGAGCTTCTTGTGTCCTCTAACGTTCCCGGGGTAGCCATGGCTTCAAAACGCTATAGACCCGGTACTGTAATCGGGAAAGCGTTGGAGGATTATAACAGCAAAGAGATCGGAAAAATAAGAATGCTTATTGTAAACTGCTAGTGCTTTTTAACACAACCGAATTCTAGTATTAAAGTGTTAATTATGAATTACTAAGGAGGTGCGGCAATGTCTATGACGCAGGGTTCTTATATAACCGCCGCAGATTTTACTAATCTAAAAAGCAGAGTCAAAAATGAAATGGCAAGAAGAAACGGTTATGGGGATTTATCCTCATATGCAGGAGCAGCATACAACTATACTGTTGCTCCTTCCTCAGAAGGCACTGTTAAACAGGAGCATTACGGCAAAATAAGGGATGTCATGGCACAAATCAATCCTGCTAGGGTGGGTTTAGCTGCAAAGACTGCCGGGGATGCTATTGCGGTGATGAATGTGCTGGAAGGGAATATGACCTCTTTCGAAGCGCAGCTTAGAAATGCTACAACCAATAACGATTGTGCTTCAAATTGCAGCGGTGTATGCGTGACAACGTGCTCAACAGGCTGCAACAATACTTGCACTGGCGGTTGTACTGGTTGTGGCAGTGCTTGCAGTGATAATTGCAGCGGCTGCACTGGTTGCGGTAGTTGCGGCAGTGTTTGCAGTAATAATTGCAGCGGCTGCACTGGTTGCGGCAGTTGTGGCGGTGCTTGCAGCAATGATTGCACTGGCGGTTGCGTCGGCGGTTGCTTCAGCAGTTGCCTCGGCACTTGCGACGGCGGTTGCGATGGCAGTTGCCTCTACGGTTGCGATGGCAGTTGCAGCTACGGTTGCAGTAGTACTTGTTTCGGCGGTTGCGACGGCAGTTGCGGTGACAGTTGCAGCTACGGTTGCGGTGGCAGTTGCAGCTACGGTTGCGGTGGCAGTTGCAGCTACGGTTGCAGTGGCAGTTGCAGCTACGGTTGCAGTAGTACTTGTTTCGGCGGTTGCGACGGCAGTTGCTGGGGCATGGCAAAAGCATGAGGGAACATTATGAAAACAAAAAATGTTTGACATGTTTTATTTTAAAAACAATATTTTAAAATAGGAGGAATGTACAATGATTAATGATGGTGATTATGCTTTACTAATGTCTCAAATGTACCTGGATATGGTAGATACAAATACAATATCTGACGAACGGCTGACTGAATTCAAAAACATGCTTCTGGATTTAGCTGCAAGCGGGAACCAGGATGATGGACCTTCGCGCGGTCTTATAAATTTTGTCGAACTGTATGCGGTAGAAGCTTCAAAAACAATTGGTAAAGACAGAGTTTTAGCTAATTGTACAGGAGTATTGAATTCTATCAGTTCAATAGTATGCCCTGTCAATGTGGATTTCCGTATGAAAATGCTGGAGTATATGTTATGTGGAAATCTTACGCCGATATCCGAAATAATAAGCATACTGAAGGACGGAATAGCTATAAGCGATACAGAAAGCATCAACGACAGGATCAGGTGCAGGGTTGCTTTGCTTGATGTTTACCTGGCAAATCCGAATGGAAATCTTGACAATATAAGGAGGCTTTCGGATGAGTTGAAGCCGTTGATTGCACTCAGGGATGCACCTGAAACAGACTAATACGGTTAATGTATAAAACACCACGGCTATTAAACAGACTCATTCTGGTGAAACTATATAATTTGCGGCAGACAATCACTAATGAAAAATTGGCTGCTGCAAAGCAAATCAAGGAAATCGAAGTCGGTTTAAGCTGACCTTAAACCGATTCGATATAGCTCAAAAGCTATTTATGAGGTCGAAGTTTTAATGGCCGTGTGGGTTTATCTTGCAGATATACAAATTTATTTAAACACGAGGTGATATATTGAGTTACATAAAAGTTATTCCAATACCTGAAGAAACCAGCGATATGCTGCAAAAGCTGCAATACGAATTTGATGGATACAGGGTGCTGCTTAAATCGGTTGTCCGTAAGACAGGAGAAGAAGCTTACAATGTGGCTATATACGAAAGGCTTATAAGAGATTTTCAACTTACATTTGCTGAATTGAACCTTGCATTGAATGAAGCACGGTCCACATATGCTGTGGAGTATAAGGACAATGACATGTACAATGTCAAAGTGCTTTTCGACGAACATGCACTGGCGGTAGAGGATGCAGCAGCCTGCAGTTGCGGAAAGGGGTGATAAACGGTGTTGAATATTAAAAAAGGTGTAAACCAATTTCAGGATGTATTTGTAAAAATGTATCCCCGGGTATCAAGAAAGCAGTCGGAACTGCCTGTAAAAAATATAACCTTTGTAGTTACGGAAAACTGCAATCTTCGATGCACATATTGTTATGAGCATGGGAAAAACTGTAATAACCGCATGCCAAAAGAGGTCGGTAAAAAGGCTGTGGACATGCTGTTCGAGGAGGATGCCAAACAGGACGGTACTTATATAAGCAGCAGTAATGCAGAGGCGGTGATACTTGAATTTATCGGGGGAGAGCCTTTGCTGGAAGTGGAGCTTATGGAATACATTATCGAATACTTCAGGTATAAGGCATTAACTATGAACCACAGGTGGGCACTGCATCATATGATATCTATTTCTACAAATGGAGTATTGTATGATTCTGAGGATGTACAAAGGTTTATAGAGAAAAATGAAGGACGTTTAAGCATATCAATCAGCATAGACGGAAATAAGGAGCTTCACGATTCATGCAGGCTGTTTCCTGACGGCAAGGGCAGCTATGATATTGTAGAAAAAGCATTTATAAAGCAACTTAGGAGCAACCCAAATGCAAGCACTAAACTGACATTGTCCCAGCAAAATGTAGTACATCTGTTTGAGGCTTGCAGGCATTTGTTCACACTGGGAATAACCAGTATATTTGCTAATTGCGTATTTGAAAAGGGCTGGGAAATAGAGCATGCAAGGATATTATACAAGCAAATGCTGCTGCTTGCAAATTATTTACTGGAGGATGACAAATTCCAAGACTTGCATTGCTCGCTATTTGACGAAACTATAGGCCAGCCTATGCTTGAAAGCAATAATGAAAACTGGTGCGGAGGAACCGGCAAAATGCTGTCTATATCGTGCGATGGAATGGTATATCCGTGCCTCAGGTATCTTCCGTTTTCATTAAAGGAAGGGATATCCCCTATAATTATAGGGGATATATACAACGGCATAGAATCAACATCAGATCAGAAAGAGGTAGTGCAGAAGCTGAACCGGATCACAAGACGGAGTCAGAGTACGGATGAGTGCTTTAACTGCTCCGTTGCATCAGGTTGCGCATGGTGCTCTGCCTATAATTATGAGGAAACCGGCAGTCCCGACAAAAGGGTGACCTATATCTGCATAATGCACAAGGCAAGAGTACTTGCCAATCATTATTACTGGAACAAATTATATGAAAAACAGCATGTTGAAGACAAGTTCAAGCTGAATTTATGCGAAGAAGATATTAAATCAATTACCAATATATAATAAGGGAGGATATGTATGAAGACAAAAGAAATTGCACATGCAGCAATAAGCCAGGAGGACAAAGCCAGTTTGGAAAAGGCATGGTATTACTATAAGGCTATTAACGAATTACTTAACCAAAGCGGTACAAGCGAAGTGCTGATAGGAAAATTTCAGGAAGCCTATGAAGCATATAACAAATGCTGGGGGTATATATTGAGGACTTATTTTGAGACTGACTATACTTCTGGTAATTATAGCTGGAATTGTGATTTTTATACTAATACGGTTACTGTAACTCAGAATAAATAAGCTTAAGGGATATATCGCTATTAGGACATAATATGGCAGAAAGTGTAATTTTCTGTACTATGGGGGATGCAACGGAGAAGCCCCCTGCCGTTAAAGGAAGGTGCTCAGGATGCAAAGCAGACGCCTTCGGTTATAAATAATAAGCAACAAAAATTGAAAGGGGATTTTATTATGGAATGCTATTTAGGAACTATTTTACCTTGGCCGGTGAGCTATGCGCCGGAGGGATGGGCATTATGCCAGGGCCAATTAATACCGATTCAGCAAAACAGCGCACTTTTTGCGATACTGGGGACTACATACGGCGGTGACGGAGAAAATAATTTCGCATTGCCTAATTTGTGCGGACGTTTTCCTATTGGTGCCGGACAGAATCCGAGTAATGGAATTATTTATGAATTAGGGAATGTAGGTGGGGTTCCGAATGTAACACTCGAATCGTCAAATGTACCTTTAGTGACGCATATCCACTCAATCGACAATACTGTTAACGTCAGTGGTAGCGGTGATATTCCGGTAAACATGGCTGTTAGTATACCGACTAATACAGAAGATTATCAGATTTCGAATCCTCTTCCTGTGGGATATAAAAATACACCTGATAATGATTGTGTACTTGCTAGAGTTGAAGCTGGTATGCAGATCACAGCTGCTTATACAACTAAAACACCAAACGCCACTTTAAAGCCTTTTACAGCATCAACTACCATAAATGTACCGGCACCGACAGTAAGTGTAGAGTCAGCCTGTGCTGCAGCCGGACAAGCCGCATCTCTCCCTGTTGATACTATTCCCCCTTACTTGTGCTTAAACTACATAATAGCAACTAGCGGATATTTTCCTGTAAGAGCATAGGTGCTTACATAAGGGGAACTTAAAAGGAGGTGCGGTAATGTCTATAACACAGGGTTCTTATATAACCGCCGCGGATTTTACTTATGCTCATGCGGAGGGTGAAAATACAACAGCAAGCGGAAGTAATTCACATGCAGAGGGATATAATACAACAGCAAGTGGGGTGACTGCTCATGCAGAGGGTTGTGATACCATAGCAAGCGGAAGTAGTTCACATACAGAGGGATATAATACAACAGCAAGCGGAGATGAATCGCATGCAGAAGGTCGTTATACAACAGCAAGTGAGGATAATTCACATGCAGAAGGATATAGGACAACAGCAAGTGGGGATGAATCACATGCAGAAGGACGCAGGGCAATAGCAAGAGGAGATAAATCACATGCGGAGGGTGATAGTACAACAGCGAGTGGGGATGCTTCACATGCAGAGGGTGATAGTACAACAGCGAGTGGGGATGATTCGCATGCGGAGGGGTGTTATGCAATAGCAGGCAGTAGTTATGCCCATGCAGAGGGATGGTATTCTTTGGGAGCAAATGGGAGATTTTATACCATAACAGCCTTTGATAATACTGCCAAAACAATAACTTTAGATACAGTATCGGGGTTATCTGCAGGTGATTTGTTACAGATAAGCATAGATGATAACCAGGCATTAGTAAATATACCTATAACACTTATAAACGGTTTGATTGTTACTTTAAATATGACATCTGAAATAGACACAGATTGGAAATATGCCATTAAGCTTGCTGAAACGCAATACCCTGTTCATGCAGAGGGATATAATACAACAGCAAGCGGAGCTGCTTCACATGCAGAGGGATATAATACAATAGCAAACGGGGATGCTTCACATGCAGAGGGGTTTAAAACAATAGCAAGCGAATATGATGCCCACGCAGAGGGATATAATACAACAGCAAGCGGAGATGATGCCCACGCAGAGGGATATATGACAACAGCAAGCGGAGATGATTCACATGCAGAGGGTGATAGTACAACAGCAAGCGGGGATGATTCACATGCAGAGGGTGATAGTACAACAGCAAGCGGGGGTGCTTCACATGCAGAGGGTGATAGTACAACAGCAGGCGGGGATGATTCACATGCAGAGGGATATAATACAACAGCAAGCGGAAGGCGTTCGCATGCAGAAGGTAGTTATACAACAGCAAGTGGGTATTATTCTCATGCCGGCGGTTATCGCAATCAATCAAAATATGCACAAACCGCAATAGGTCAATATGCTACTGTTTCTTCTGCTTCTGATACTGCATATGACGCAGGCGCAGAAGCATTTATGATAGGCAATGGAACAGGGACAAGTTCAAGAGGGTTGGCATTTAAAGTCTTATTCAATGGACGAACTTATGCCGATGGTACGTATACTTCTACAGGAGCCGATTATGCAGAGTACTTCGAATGGCTTGACGGCAATCCGGATAATGAGGACAGAGTAGGCTATTTTGTTACACTCTATGGGGACAAAATAAGAAAAGCTGCATCTGGTGACAGCTATATTATAGGTATTGTTTCTGCTACCCCGTCAGTTGCAGGTGATAACCAGGATGACCACTGGCAGGGTAAATATTTAACTGATGCTTGGGGCAGGGTTCAGTATCATGAAGTAATAATATCTGCCGAATCGGATAGTGAAGGAAATATAATTATACCGGAACATAAAGAAATTCAACCGGTATATAACCCTGATTGGGATACCACAATAGAATATATCCCAAGGGAGAAAAGGAAAGAATGGTCTGCGGTAGGCATGATGGGTAAGCTGTTTGTCAGGGACGACGGAAGCAGTGTGGTCAATGGATCCTGTATGCCTAATGATAATGGGATAGCAACAAATAGTGCAAGTGGCTACAGAGTCATGAAAAGGGTAGCAGATAACATTATTCAAGTATTATTTATATAGTGCAGGGCAGAACCGGAAAAATCTATAAGAGCCTTGGCAATTTGCCAAGGCTCTTAATTCTAGTTTTTATTGTCAGCTAGCTTTTGATATATGCGGTCAAGAATTACCATTGCAGCCCATACAGGTAGGGGTTCATTTATTTTTGCTTTCCATTCATCTGGATTATTTAATAATCCTTTGGACGCAAGTTCATCAACAGCTTTAAATTTCCATGCTTCTTTATTCTTAATAGAAAGTTTTATAACTTCGGTTAGTCCGTTCAGCTCGTACATGAACCATTCCCTGTCAATACTGCTTCCCGGACAGGTTTTTCCTGCCGCAGGGCTGTCTCTGTGAAACTTGACTCCGGTTTTGATATCCAGGTTCATTTGCGTGATAAAAAATGCACAAAATTTAAACATAGCTTTTGCCTGTTCCCCACCGAACTTATCGCAGCCCTTATCAAAATTTCCAAGCATTTCGATGCAGAAGGCTCCTTCATTCCATCCTGTGATTGAAACAGGATCAATGTTGAAATCTCTACCGGTTACCCACTTTCCATCGGGCAGGAGTGTCAGGTGCTGTGCTATATCTTTCCAGCCGTTTGTATTGATGTGATAATTGCATATAGCCGTTTGTAATGCAACTCCGTTTTTACCATTGTAATCTCTGTGCTCCGGCTTCCATGTATGATGGATGTGAAGTTGTACCACATTTCTTGACCATTTAAAGGCTTTGACATAATTTATTAATTCGGAAGTCGTCATAACTGTGTAGTTCATAATATTCCACCTTATACATTATATCTTTTATTTTGGTTGACATAGAATTCAATCTTATTATCAAGCCAGGTATCTATATCCTTATAGACATCTTTCAAGACTGATTCTGCTGAGACACCCATGATTGCGAGGGCTTTATTTTTTGCTGTGTGGAAAGATTTTTCCATTGCATCCCGGTCAAAAGTTCCCTGCTTTTTCAGTTCTTCAACTAAAGTCTGATTTACTGAAATAACAGCAGTTTCTATGGCATCCTCCGCAATATTTATGTATTTACTTATTGTATTATTGCGGATAATGTGCTCTAATTCTGTTGTTTTACTTTTTAGGAGTCCGACAATATACTTTGTTACTATACCCAGTAAAGGAATAACAACTACTGTCATTACTGTGTTCATCATTTCCGGAGTAAGATATTCACTCATGTTTACCACCTCATATTATTTTTTTCTTTTTTTTGAAGCAATTTCATAAAATGCTCTCATTTCTGTTAGATTTGATAAGAACTCCTCCATGTTTTTTTCGCTTGATAAATAATATTCGCGATTGCTGCGGTCGAGGTCTGTAATAATTTTGAAAAGGCTTGAATGAGTGTCTGAAATTTCATGCTTTAATGAGTCAAAGTTATATATAAGCGTATCAAATCTATCCTCTTCCAATATTCTTAAGACCTGCAGCTTGGCTATGCTTTCGGATAGTGTCCTGAAGTTTTCCGCAATCCTGTCAACAGACTCCCTGAAGATATGCAGCTGTTCTGAGCTCTGCTGAATAACCATTTTTAACCCCTCATTTGTTTTGATGGATGAATTCATAAAAACCTTAATTATTATCACCATTGCACTTAAAAATATAGAAAGTATAACTACCATAGCCCAGATTGACAGATTTTGGGTAGTCGAATTTTCGACCATGCTTGTAATAGTTTTTTCTGCAAAATTGCTTACAGGTTGGTCTGATAGCAT